AAAAGCAAATTCATTTTTACCGTCTTTAAATAGAGTTTCATCTACTTCTTTACCATTAAGTAAAGATAAATCTACAGTAATCTTTTCATCTGCATAATCAAATGTATAATCTTTACCATACCCTAATACACGTGCGGCTATAAGTAAAGCGTTTTTATCTCCTACTAATAATTCATTATAGCTAATTTTTTTATCAACTATAAGTGATTGTAAGAGTTTGTCAATTACAGTACCCTTTGCTATATAATTCTGATTAGTAAGAATATCTTCTTCCTTAGCAGTCATATATTTCATCTCTATCTTTCCGGATGATAAAGGTGAATCTTTAGGGTAAAGTAATCCTTTCGAAGGTAAATCAATAACTTCTGTTGGGAATTTATTAGTACTTTCCATAAATTTTATTAGTTTAAAACTAGTTTATTAATAAATATACGAAGAATATTTTTTATAACCAACAAAAAACCCGGAAAAATCCGGGTTAATTTTAAAATATGTTATAAATTGGTTAGTAATTAAGTACGCAATAATCCATCGCCACTGAGATTGTTAATTCTGCTACATCAGAAGTAGCCCAATCAAATGATCCTTGTGACATATTTACTATAAATGCTCCTTTAATTACCCATTCAGATACGATATCTCCTACAGGACCTAAAATATTTAAAGTTAAGTCTTTTTTGTAGAAATCGCTATATCCTGCTCTACCAGTTACAGATTCGTAAGATAATCTAGCCCAGTCCATTACTGCTTGTGCGCCAGATGGAGTTACAGGATCATACAGTGTTAGATCCATATTTTCCCAATTCCTTTTACCTCTGATTTTTCTATAAGAATTGATATGATCAAGCTTAACTTCTTCATCTGTAAAGCTAGGAGCTGATACATTCTTAACCATGAATGAAGGAATAGCATCGATATACATGATGAACCTATTTTGAACCTTAGGTTCGAAGGCTCTAAACATTATTTCGTTTGGGTCTAATACTGCCATTGTCTTTTAATTTATTATAAATATCTAATTTTTAAATTATCCTCCAAAAGAAGCTCCTGTTGGTTCAATTGTAAAGTCTAGTACTATAAATTCAACTGTTTTAGCTGGTTGTATAAATACTTGACCTATTAATTGGTTTCTATCTATAGTATCTGCAGTATTGTTTGTTTCATCCATTTGTACTCTGAATGCAAATAAACCTTGTCTCTGTACTACTGATTCTAGATATGGGTTAACTTGAGCCAAGAAGTTATTTCTAGTTGCTGTCGTATTTTGTTCGAATACTAAGTTTCTTGAAACATCTCCGATAAACTTCTTAAGTGCGATTAATAATCTTCTTACATTTACTCTATCTAAAGCACTTGACTTTTTCTGTAGAGTCTTTTGACCAAATACGTTAATACCTGCTCCTGGGAAAGTAGCAATTGGGTTAACGTTTGATTTGTATAATGTATCTCTCTGAGTTCTTGTAAGCTTTCTTTCTGCTTGAATAACGTCAGATATACCTCCTCTAGTAAGACCTGCTGGTGCAAACCATGGTGCAGCAGCTCCATCTGTAAATGCATATACTCCAGGAATGATAGTTGATGCTGGGATCCATACATTTTTACCAGTTGAAGATTGAGTTTGTAACCAAGGCCAGTAAGCAGCTCCGTAAGAAGTATTAATTGTTGCTGCTGCAGCTGTTACGTTACTAACTGTTGCTCCGTATTGCTCTAGATCTACTACTGCGATACAATCTCCTCTATTCTCTGCTAGAGATACTATAGAATCGATTTGAGTTTTGTGATTTCCAAAGTCATAAATTAAACCTGGAGCTGATACTATATTGAAAACATACTCATCTTTATTTTCTAAGATAGAGATTGAATCAGCATAGTTAGCTGCAGTTAGACCTTGTGTGTCTGAATTTGAAATATCTTCATGGAAATTAGCTTTTCTATTATCTGGGAAGTTTTTACCAGTTGCACTATAGAATGATCCTGATTGACCTGCTGTTGGTAACGAACCAGAGAAGCTAACATCTGATGAGTCAGTATTTACTGTTATTCCATCAGTACCTAAATAGTTAAGAGTTGGAGTATTTACTGCCGATACTCTAATATAATTCGATTTATTTACATATTCACCGAATGTCTTAACATATATTGAACCATCTCCGTCAGTAGTTTTACTTCTGTACTGATTTCCAACTACTCTTTCAATATAGTTACCATCATTTGGATCTAATGATAAATCGTTAAACGTTTCAAGGATAATCTTATTCTTTGTGTTGTCATCTCCTCTTCTTACAACTAGAGAAAAAGTTCCTTTTGAATTATCAACGTTAGATATTTCCCATCTAAGGTTGTCTTTTGAACCACTTGAAAGAGACCCGTCACTATTAAGTGATATATCTGCAGGATCTGCTGATAAAGCACCATTATAAATGATACCTTTACCTAAAGTTTCTAAAGCAAATGGTTTAGTAGATACTCCTGATGCTGTTACGTGAGTACTAGCAGCTCTAGTAAATGAGCCTGATACTACTCTAGCAACTATTGCTGAGTTTCCACCTTGATTAAAGTATGATTTTATTGCAAGAGAAGTTAAAAATTCATATTTGTTAGATCCTGATTCAAAAGTAGTTCCGAAAAGCCTTTGGTATTGCCCGTATGACGTTACGACAACAGGATCTTCTACTGGACCTTTAACTGCAGGACCTATAAAAGCAGCGCCAGCTTCGACAGGAGCAGGTGCTATAAATGAAATATCATTTTCTCTCGCTAATACACCTGGGGAGATTAATGTTTCTGCCATGTTTCTTTCAATTAATTAATGAGTTCTATTATAAATATCGTATTATTATCGAAACCGGGCCTTATATAAAATTTAAATAAGTATGGTTTTCGTTTTTAATAAATAGGAAAGGAGATTCTAAAACCTCCTTTAAAAAACCTATAAGACTCATTTAATTGAAATAAGCTACTCTCCGATTTCTCCGGTGTCAATATTAATGTTGACTTTGCCGTATTTTTCTTGGAGTCCTAAGCTTACTTTATATTCGTCTTGTTTAACTAAATTAAGATTACTATCAATCTGAGCTCTTTCAGCTTTTAGTGCTTCTTCTCTTAAACATAAATCACCGTACTGAGCTCTAATAGTGTTTACTCTTGTACGAATATCAGTTAAACTTTGTAACTCTTCTTTAGTTAATTTTTTAGCTTTCTTTGCCATAATAAAACATTTTATTTATTAATATAATATAAATATTGCTAACTACCAACTTTATTAGTAGAAATATTTTTAATTTTTTCTTTATGTAAATTTTCTAAATATGTAATTAATTCTTTATAATCTATTACTTCGTTACCTTTATAATGTTTAAGCATATTTGAAATAATTACTCCGGCGTCATCAATAGGAAAGTCTAACATACTTGGCATAAGCGAACTTTCTAAAGTTAATCTTTCTTTTAATTCGTCTAAATTACTATATTCTTTATGTGAATGTATTTTACTATATTTCTCATTTAAAAATTTTACTATTATTTCATTAGAGTATTTAGTATGTATACCATCTAAAAATCTACTTTTAATATTAGTAAGTTTTTCTAAATCTAAATGATATAAATTAATTACTTTTATACCTTTATCTGATAGTAGAGGGTAAATTTGAAAAAGATAGAGGAAGTATAATTACCTCTAACTCTAAATTAGTAGATATACTTTTTATAGTTTTTTTTGCTTCTAAAAATATTTCGGTAGTTAATTTATAATCGTCTTTACTATATTTAGAAGGAAGGTATATATCGTTATTAATATAATTTTCATACTGCCCTTGAAATACTAATTTATCATCTATTAGTTTATATTTAGGATGACCTTTAGACCAGGGAACTTTACCAGCACTTATTTTAACAGCATCATCTCTATAAATAAAAAATACTTTACCTTTTTTATTTTCAAACTCTTTTTTAAATTCTGAGGTATTAATGGTAAATAACATATGGCTAGGACCGTGCCCCATAAAACCATAGTTTATACTTCTATAATCGATATTACTTTTTTCAAAATAATAAGGTATAGTTTCATTATCATTCAAACCTTCACCAAAGCACATTGAATCACCAAAGAATATTCCTACTTTATCTTTTCCAGAAAAATTAACTTCGGTAGTATTTCTTCTTCCTATATTATCGAAAGTATATTTAGCTTCATATACTAATTCATTTTTAAACATTAAAGAGTTTTTACCTTTTATTTTTTTAACTTTAGCTACTGCATCTGGTTTACCAAAAGTTTCTATACCTGGTAATGAACTTAAAATATATTTTTGGAAGGGATCTCCAACTTCAACAAATATGTTATTTTTAGCTATAAAGTCTGCGGTTTCTTTATCTAAATTATTCATATAGTTTTTTGTTAAAATTTTTATTATTAGGTAATTTTAAATTAAGATCTTGAATTAAAGTCAAACCAGATGATTCTATCAATTCAGTCCAAAATAAACTACCTTCATAATCCCCATATTTTTCTATAAAATTAGAATTAATATCTACCATTTTTTTATAGAATTTTTCATACGGTAATTTAAATATTTTTTTAAATCCATATGGGTAGCCGGTAAACATTCTTTCATCTAAAGTTCTGTAGTAAATAGACCCGTATATACATTCTTCTTTTTTAATATTATTTAATAAAGGTCTAGATTGAATTTTAGCTTTATTGAAAAAACCTCTTAAATTATATTGATACCGTATTCTTATAGCATCTAAATTAGGTTTAAATTTAATAATATACTCATACTTATCAATATCTTCTATACTATTAACTGCTTTGTAAGTAGAGTAAACATATGAGAAAAGTTTTAATTTAAATTTTTCAGGCTCAATTATAATTTTTAAGCTATTGCAATACTTTTTATATCTTTTAAGTTTATTTACCCATTTAAGATTCTCATCAAAGTCCCATGTATGAACAAATACATCTGTTTCTTTATCTAAAAATGGAATAATATTATCAGATAAATCTATTATTAAACCAGATATTACTACTGCTTTCATATTACTTCTGTTATCAAATCTTTCGTACTATCGAAATAAGTTAATACGTCTTCAAATTTTTCTTTTCTTATAATATCTAATTTATCAGTAATATCTTTACATTTTTTCATCTTATCTAAATTAAAAGTTTTACTGATACTTCTTTCGTAAACTATTTTAAGCTTATTCATTAAATCATCTAAAACTTCTTTTGTGATGCCAGTTTTTTCTAATTCTTTATGAAAATTATCTAATCTATTTTTAAACTTATTTTTATATCTTGTAGGTAAGTAAACTGAGTCATAATGAGTTGGATAATCAATAGGACTAAAAAATACATTTCTTGAACCTAAAAACGCTTCTTTATCTATAAAGTCTCTTTCTATAAAATTTAAAATCATATCGAATAGATGTAAGTAGTTTAAAGTACCATAAGTAACAGCATAACCGTACCCTTTAGCTTTAATACCTGAGTTTTTATAATCAATAACATTTTGATTAAATAAAGCATCATCGTAACCTTTACGTACATACTCTCCTAATTTTCCTACTCCATCTATACTTATATACAGTTCTAAATTAGGAAAATGTTTCCAATATTCGAAAATATGTTTTTTCTTAAATACCAATTTTGAAAAATTAGTAGAGTATCTTATATTTACATCAGTTCTTCCTAACTCTAATAACCTATCTAAAATTTGATAATGTTCAGGCATAATTAGAGGTTCACCTCCTGCAAAGTAAATTTCATCAACACAGTCATAATGAGGTTCAAGCATATCCATAAAAGATGCTTTATCGTTAATATTTATCAATGCTTTAGATTCATTTTTATCCATACCTAAAGCTACAGTATCTGAATACCAACCAGAGCTTAAACCTAATCCACAGCTTCTACATCTAAAGTTACAAAAATTAGAAATACGTATATCCCATAAATGTAGGTTCATAATATTTAGTTCACCATCATCTTTTGTAGATTCAACATATTTAATTTTATCCCAATGCTGTTTATTAATTCTTTCTCTATAAGATTTATCTCCATTTTCTTCTAAATCATAACACCTTTTACATGCAGTTATTTTTTTATCGTTAAGCATCGCTACACGAGTACTTTTCATTCTATCATTATTCCAAATTTCTTTCAAAGTACTATCATTTACATTACCAACTGGATCGTTAGAGTTCCATATACAACATGGAAATGTTTTACCATCAGGCCAAGTATGAATCGATAGCCAAGGTGCTAAACAAAAACTTTTATTTTCTTTCAATCCATTCATTTAAACATACTTTTTTAACTCAGGATAACTATTATAAACTACATCAAAAGTAGATTCTTTTCTATATTTGTCAAGTATAGTAAAATTAGTATATAATTTTTTTAAATATTCATTTGATCGAGACTTACTGAACATATATTTTATAATACCGTCTATATCTTTTTGTTTTTCCCCCCAATCGTGATTTTCCCATTTTTTTTGTATCCTTATTTTAGATTCTTCAGGTAAAGAGTATAAACACAAATGTTCAGGAATATGAATAATGTTAATCCAAAATACGAATTCAGGAGTATTTTTTTGTATCCAATCGTGAAACTCTGGAAGTTCATATGCATTAACCCAAGATAACGTATAAGTATAGCCGAGATATAAATTATCAGAATCATATTGTTGGTATAAAGAATTGAATCTTAATAAATTTTTCTTAACTGAGTCCCATTTAGCATTTTTTCTCAAATACTCAAAAGTTTTTCCTATACCATCTATACTCAATGCTATACCTACATGCTTAAAATTATTTCCAAGTCTTTTTATTAATTTTTCTCTAAAAATAGTACCATTAGTAGACATATTTAGAGATATATTTTTAGATACTCCTTTTTCTATCATCAACTCCCAAGCATTTTCCCAATTTTTAGTATAAAAAGGCTCTCCTCCTACTATCTCTATTCTTTTAGCATAAGGTAACCATTCTTCCATAGATGTAATAAATTCACTCTTTCTTCCTCCTGCTTGGCCATGAGGTAGTTCATAAACACTGGTGCTAATACCTCTAATATCTTCAATAGGCATAGTTTGTAATTCTTTATACCATTCAGTACTGTGAGAGCTACCGCAACTTCGGCATTTTAAATTACAAGCATTTGTTAATATAACTTGAAAATCTATAGGATATTCGAACAAAGGTTTTTGGACTAAATTTTCAGGAGTAGCCCAAGGTCCTAAAGTATTTCTTACTACTTCATTATAAGTTTCTCTTTTAGAAGTATAACCGTTATCTTCATTAATCCAACATACACTACAGTTTTTAGGTTTTTTACCATCTATAAATTCCTGTCTGAGATTATTCATATACTCGCTATGAAATATATCTTTAATATTATCTAATTGAGTATAGTAGTTACTACCGTCAGGTTTAGTAACAGTTTCCTGAGAAATACAGCAAGGTTTAACTGAACCGTCAGGATCGTTAGAAAAACCTACCCAAGGAATAGCACATAAATTTTTCATATAATAGTATGGCTTTTTACTTTAGAGAATCTTTCTTTATAAGGTTTCCATTCTGGTAGATATTCGGTTATATCAACTTTTCTTTGCTTATCTACTAATCTTATAAAATGATAAAATTTATTCTTATCTTTTTTATAAATATTTTTATGTATTTCAATTTTTAGTCTTTCGATTTCATCTTCACTTAAGTATTTTAAATTATTAAGTATTTTATTTTTCATCTTCTCAGGTATTAAACTAACATGAAGATGAGTAGGGTAATGAACGTAATTATGAGCTATTACTAAATCGTTGTCTAAAGTAAATTTTTTGAAATTGTCTATATTAAAAACATTTAAAGCACTAACTGTTTGACATACTTCTAAATCGAAAATATCTCTATATTTTAAAATTTTATCGAAAGATTGCATTATTTGTGTCCAATTGGATGGAAATCTTACATAATAGTTTCTTTCATCTATATCATCTATAGAAAGATGTATTCTAACTTTTCTAAAATTTTTCCATATTTCTATAAATTTATCAGGAAACTGAGTGCAGTTGAGACTGTAATGGAGATCTATGTTTTTGCTTTTACCTGATTCTATAAATTTTTCTAAAAAATATCCATGTTCTTTTATAAGAGTAGGTTCTCCTCCGTTTATCCATACTTCTTGTAATCTATCACATTTAAGATATAATTCATCATAAAATTCGTGATTTCTATACCATTCTACTTTTATATCATTTCTGAAATAATCTTTTTCAAAGATAGTACCTTTAAATGCATGTAAATCTTGATGCCATCGATTAGAAGAGAAAGGATTACAAGTAGTACATTTTAAATTACAGACAGTTCCTAATCTCAACTCTACATATTTATAGTCTACTTTTTTTAGAGAACCATCAGGATTAGTATTCGGAAAACATTCATCTATAAAGGAAGCAAACTTTTCGTTAGATTCACCTCTTTTAGAGAAAACTCCACCTTCTTCATATTTATAGCATTTTTGACAGACTTCAGGAAATTTTCCTTCCATCATTTCTTTTCTGACTTTGTTGAATCTATCAGAGTTAGTTATTTCATTTAAACTATCTTTAGAAAGAAAAAGATGTTTGTTAGAATCTTCTTTTTTAGCTGCTGTAGATACTCCGTCAGTCATATCAGTAATACAACATGGAGTTACTGTTCCTATAGGATGAGTTGCTAAATGTATCCAAGGAAGAGTACAGAATGATTTTGACGGTATTTTTATATCGCTTTCTTTTTCCACCATTTTAATACCTTAGGGTTTTCTGAGTATATTTTTTCTATAATTCCTTCATTCTTTCTCCATTTGTCAACTTTTTGTAATCTTTCTTTTCCAGCTTTTAAACCTTCTTGCCAATCGGGGTATTTTTCTTCAAAAGTTTGACGATTTTTTAAATCTTCTAAACAAGTAATCCAGTAAGAGTATTTAGGTGTTTTTGCTATTTTAGGTTTAACGTAGTTTAAAACATCATCAATACATTCATTATATAATTCTCTTGGAAGTACTTGAGGGCACATCATAATACTACTATCGAAAGCAAAAGTAGTTTTAATTAAAGTATGCACGTCTAATTCTAGACTTAAATCAAATAAATCTTTTAAACTAAATAAACCTGGTGTGGTAATAGTAAGGTCGAAAGCTATACCATATTCACCGTACTTTTCATTAAGAAATAAAAAATCTTTAAAATTTTTAATCCATTGATCCCATTTAATACCGTGTCTAACATATTCTACTATTTCACCAGTACCGTCTATAGAAGCACATATCTGTACCATTTTAAAATGAGGTAACATATCTCTTAAATCCCAATGCTTATAAGTAGTTCTTGAAAAATTAGTATTGTATCGAATCCATACATTTTTAGCTAAATCATGTTTGATTAAATACTCCATCACTTTCCAATGTATTTCCCACATAAGAGGTTCTCCTCCTACCCAATATATTTCTTCTATAGTACCTGTCTTAACTGCTTCCCATAATTCCTTTTCAGCTACATCTCTTTGAAAAGCTTCGATAGCAGGTTTATTCTCTTTTTTAGCCCAAAAGTCTGTATTTTCTTTATCATCATAATCCCCCATTTGTCTTCTTTCCGATTCCCAAGATGAAGATAATTGGTCACCACACATCCTACATTTAAAATTACATAAATTTTTTATACGGTAATCAAAAGAAATAGGTTTCATATCAGTATGACCATCTTCTCTAGTTTTTTCAAATGCTTCTTCGATTTTATTAGGAAATAAAGTTTTATTAAAGTAGTCCCTGTAAATAGAAACGTTAAGTAGCTTATCATTGCACACGGCACACTGGGGTATTTCTTTACCTGCCATAAGATCTCTTCTGATACCTTTCATATATTCAGAGTTCCAATGATCATCTAAAGTACCAGGATTATACTGTGAGCCTTCGTCTGCTTTATCTGAATCTAGGTATTGAGTAGCCCAGTCTGCTTTTTCTCTTGATGCACAGCACAGACGTCTTTCACTTTGAGGAGAAAGATAAGTATGAGACCAAGGTGCCATACAAAAAGTTTTATTTCCTTCTGATGGTTTTAGTTTCATATCAAATTAGATTTTTTCTTTATAGGTTTAGATTCTCTTTTTAATTTTTTTACTAAATCTATCATCTCATATTGCTGCTCATCATCTGGTTCTATGTAGTCCTGAGCTCCAGGGTTAGCCCATTTTTCATCTAGTACCCATCCTTCATCTTTAGCCTTTTTAAGAACTTCAGATACATACCTATTCGATTTAGCATCATCTCCATCTACAAGTTCTTGAATTTTGCCTAAGTCGGTAACAGGTATAGAATCCCACCATTCTTTTAACATAGGGAATGCTTTTAAAAAATCTTTTCTTCTCCTTTTATCATATTGAGAATAGAATGATTTCCAATCTCTTTCTCTAGACTCTAACGAAGAAGTGAATTCGTGACCAGTATCTACATTAAGTATATAATCTATTAGTCTTTTTATACCATCTTGTTCGAATACTTTAATTTTATCTTTATTTTTATTTAACCAATTATTTAAATGTCTACCTCTTTCTCTCCTTATTTTTGTAGGTAAAGTAACTATTGATTGAAATGAAGGAAATCTTAAAATATTAAAAGACATTAAAGCTGCTTCTTGACCGTATTTTTCTTTTAACTTAATCATTTCATCCATAAAATCAGTAATTGAAAATAGACAAAGAGCATTTATGGTCATCATTACATTAACTGATTTGATATTTCCTTCTTCATTAACTCTGTACATATTAGCTAACCATTCGTCCCATACTAAACCGTATCTAATATACTCTGCTTGTAATCCTGTTGCCTCACAAGAAGTATAAATACTAAACTGTTTTATATTATGAGAGGCATCTATTAATGCGTCTAATAATTTCTTTTTTTGCCCTAAGTTAGAGTTTACAGCAAAATCAACTTTACAGTCTTTATTTTTACTCCACCAATCCATTAGTTTCCAAAAATCAGGAGACATAGAAGGTTCTCCTCCAGTTACTCTTAATTCTCTTAAAGAGTATTGAAGTTCTGCTTCCCACCATTTCCAAAATGCTTCTACGTAAGGATTACCTTCGTTTTTTCTTCCATAAGGCATAGCATGGTTACCATCATGTCTAAATGCTCCTCCTCCATCTGAGATAAGATTTTGATAAGGTCCATTAACTTTTATATCTTTCTGCCAAGTAGTAGAAAAAGATGCATTACAATAAGAACAACCAAAATTACAATTAGGATCGAAAGCTATTTCTAAAGTCTTTAAATCAACATTTTCATGAGCTCCAAAGGTATTTTTAGCTGCTTTAAGTTCTTCATCAGTATATATGACTGATTTATATACTCTATCAGATACTTTATCTTTTCCTAGATCTTCTATCTTCCAACAGTATTCACATTCTTTAGGACGTACTCCGTCTAACATTTGCTTTCTTACTGCTTTTTTATATTTAGTATTATGAAGTGCTTTATATGATTTAGCTACTTCATCTAGAGGAATTTTATGAGCAGGTGGATGGTGACAAGATGCAGTTGTTCCATTACCTAGCCATATAGTTGCATTATACCATTTAGCACCGCAGAAAGAAGGAGATATTTTATTTACGACTCTTTCTCGATACTCTTGATAAGTTTCATTAGGCTTTTTAGCGTATATTCCCATTAGATTTTATGTATAAAGTTTAAGTTATCAGATATATCATAAGATTTATCAAAAATAAATTTTTTAAATGAATGATTACTTATAATACCAGTATCGTCTTTTAATGTAAAATTATATAATTCCAAATTAGTATAGTTTAAATTAAATCCATTATGAGGAAAGTTACCGGCACCGAATATAATATGCGGATTTTCTGCTTTGCCGAAAGGAACTTTAGTAAGATCCCAGTTAAAAACTTCTTTACCATTAATGAAAACTTTAAATGTTTTATCTTTTATATGCTCTAAATTAACTTTTAACTCAACACCATCATAAATTTTAACATCTAACTCTTCGTAAGATGGTTTATTATCATCTTGTGTAATAGTAAAAAGTAGTTTATTACTATAAATATCTAAAGCTGTATATCTAGGAAGGATACAAAATACAGTTCCTTTTTGACCTATTACTTCGTTAATTTTTAAATCTAAAAATATATTAAAGTTATGCTCACCAGATAATATTTGATTTCCTGGTTTCTCAGGAAATGTATCACATATATGATTCGGCCAAAATAACCACGGATTACCTTTCTGAATGTGTAGCATAAAATTCTTTTAATTGAGGAAAAGTTTTGTCAAAATTAGTATTTCTTCTTTTATCATACTGTCTAATAAAATTAGCAAATTCTTTCCTTTGTCTATCTTTAGGAAATTTGTCTTCTGAGATAGCATAATCATATACTCTTTTAATCTTCTGTATTTCAGTATTAGTAAAACCATAATTATCAGAATCGTATTGTTTCTGTCCGTAGTATAAAGCTTTTACTGCTGAATTATAAATTAACTCTAAATGTTGTTTTTCTAATATTTTAACTGACAAAAAATTAGGCCATCTCAAATACGAAGTATCTAATTGTATAGCTGATATATTATAACGTACCTTATTATGATGCTTTTTTTTCATTTCAAATACTTTATCAATAAGTTCATCATAAGTAAAAACTGATAAAGCATTAAAAGTAGCCATAACTACTATACTTAATTTAGGTACTTCAGATAATAACATATCAATATTACTCCAAAATTTATCATAATTTAATCCATATCTAGTATACTCAGCTTGTTTACCTATAGCTTCTACAGAAGTATAAATTTCTAATTTTTTAACTTTATTATTATCTGATAAATCTTTCAATTTAGGAAGTAACTTATCTATTAATTTATCAGGTACTGTAAGGTTAGAATTTATAGCTAAAGATAAATTAGGATTATCTTTTGAGTTTTCGCTAATATAATCTAATACTTTAAAAGTATCTTTCGATAATAAAGGTTCTCCTCCGGTAATTCTAAAAGTATGTAAATCCTTATATAAATCAGGCCACCATTGCCAAAAAGCTTCTACGTAAGGATTATACTCAGATTTTTTATAAGGCATTTCATTTCTTTTTTTAATATATTCTATATCATTAAAATTTATTTCACCTTTATAAGCTCCAAATTTTTCTATTTCTTCAACCCATTTAGAAGAATATTGAGGACCACAATAAGCACATTTTAAATTACAAGCATTAGAAAAAGAGACTTCTACGTATTTAGGATTAAAGTCTTGTCTAAAAGAACTTTCTTTAATTTTATCGAATTCACCTAAAGACCATTCTTCAGCAGATTTAAATACTCTATCAGAAAACGAATTAGAATTATCTTCTACATTCCAACAGTAATTACATTCTGCTGGTCTCTTTCCTTCTAACATTTCTTTTCTTTTACTTTTCTTAAAAGAAGTATTATGTAATGCAGTAGGATTTCTTTTTATTTCATGCAAAGGTATTTTATGAGGAGAAGGATGGTGACAGGAATGAGTCAATCCTTTATCCAAGTGCATGGTTACTTGAGTCCATTTAGCTAAACAAAAACCGCAACCAACACCATCTAATTTAGATTTAACTTGTTGGTGATTCATAACTCTACATTTAACATCTTAGCCCATGGAGTGAGCTCTTCTATAGATTTAAGTTTATATTTAACTTGTTTAATACCGTCTTCTTTATGATTTAACTTACCTCTTTGCATTTCTAATACATATCTTCTTTCATTACGTGCAGTAGTTTCACCTTTAACGAAAACTCCATCTACTATACCTTCATCTTTATGAGGTAAACATCTTAATTTTCCTTCTACTCTATGCGGTAAAATAGAGTTAGGAACTTTTATATCTTCAGATTCTATTTTAGCTCCAGTATTATTATATTTAGAATTATAAAAAATATTTTTATTAGCATTAATTTTAACTATCAAATTATCTTGAGGTAGTTCTTTATGTAAATTTTTTATTTGATCTGGTGAAAGATTAGTATCCCAAACATAAAGGTTAGCTATATCTCCTTTAAAAAATCTATTATCAGCATTATTAGAAGGAGAAAATCCTAAATGATAATCTTTACTATCATAATCTTTTAATTTACCCTCCCATTTCCATGGTGAGTGAGAACCAATACCTGCTCTAGCGTCTACTTCAGAACCGTTAATATAAAAATGAGATAGTCTTTTTTTAGTATCAAACGCTGCTGTAATCCAGCTCCATTGATTATCGTATCTTTTTATCCACATATAGTTATGTTGATTAAAGCCATTCCAAAAAGTTAAAGCTAAAGCTCTAGAATTATTAAATGATAAACTATAATCATATCCAGGAATTGAAAAAATTGGATATTCTACATACTTTCTTTCTTTATCCCCTACTAAAAATATTGGATTTTTTTCTAACTGTTGCTGAGGTCTAACTAACATAGATATAGTATGAGACTGGCTAAATAATCTTCTGTAGTGGTTTTGAAATGGAATAGTTATACGAGAACTATTACCATCAAACTTAAAATATTTTTGATCTTTTAAAACTGTATCTAAATAAGTATTTTCAGTTAATCCTTCTTTATGACATCTCCAAAATAAATCATCATCTTCCATCCCCCAATCCCAATAGTCGTTAGAATAACCATTCGTTTTTTCAACATGTTCTTTAGAAAATAAAACAGCGCCGCCAAAATATTCATGGTACTTAAGTTTATAATCCATTTGAGATATTTTAGTAGCTATGTGACGAGGTTTATACTTAGGAAATGTATAATCACATCCTTCTTCAGGAATCATATCTATATCATGCCATACTACATAATCACATCCTTCTTCAAAAGCATGTTTAGCAGCTATATTCTTTGTAGCACCTCTGTTAAATAATTTATCATCTACTTGATGACAGAAATACATTTGAAAATCTATACCCTGTTCTTTAAGGTATTTACCTACTTTAGGTATAAATTCATTGAGATGTAATTCTCTATTTCTATATGGTACACAAACTCCTAATTTCATACTTCAACTTGTAATGTAGTACATTTATATTCTGATTCATAATATTCATTATGAAGTTTATAATGTAAAGTACTTAACCCATCTCTTTGATAATCAGTTTTATAGTTACGGTATTTTTCTAAATATCTCATTTGATTTTTCCTACCACTCCAATTTACCCAATAGCCATCTTTATATCCATTTTCTTTATGTTCTAAAACTAAAAATGATCCTTTTCTTCTAATAGGTCTAGGAACTTCTAAAGGTTCAGGTTTAAAAGTTCTTACTGGTTCTATATCTTTTCCATAACCATGATTATTATTACCTGAAAGATCTATAGCTACATTATCTTTCATATATTTAAAATCATAGTAAACTTTTAAATTATCAGAATCAGATCTAGTAAAAAGAGCAAATTCTGGGTCTTTACTTATTTTCATAATTTCTATATCAGAAAGTCTTTTATCATATAAAGCAAAGTTACTTATAGAACCTTTAAAATAATTTTGTTTTTCATTTCTATCAGGATTTCCTGCTCCTATAATTAAATGTTTACTATCCTTATATTTTCTTAAATTTTTAGCATACTGATTTCTGTCAATTAATTTACCATTAATAAAGAAACTTACATCAGTAAATTTTTTCTCCTCTAACTGTGATATCCTTACTGCTGCAATATAACTTCCTTCCGGAAACTTTTTAGATTTAAGAGAAACTGATCTTTCGTACATATCCCAAAAAGTCATATTAAAGTTATGAAAAGAAGTATAAGTAAGTGCTGTATCGAATCCAGGAAAGGAAAGAATACTAAATTCATCAGAAGGTAAATATCTGGATGGTTCTACTGAATCTATTTCAAAAGTACAAAACATAGTAAAAGAAGGAGTACTTTTAATAGGGTTAGAAATAGCAACGTAGCTACTCTCGCCGTTAAATTGAGCAGATACATCAGTTCTACCTTGTTGACCTATATATTCGTTTTCTAATCTAATATGATTTTCTTTACATCTTAACAATAAATCATCATCTTCAAATCCCCAACCTTTGTATCCATTTGAATATCCATTAATTTGTGTAAATAGATTACAAGGGAAAATAGTTACTCCACCAAAGTAATCATAGTTTAATGTTCTAGATGTTCCTTCGGGTACTTCTAAATAATCTATTAAATGAACTGGTACTTTACTATAAGAATAATCAGCAAATATAGGTAACATATCTACATCGTGAAATACAACATAGTCACATTTTAACTCTAATGCTTTTTTGAAGCCTATATTTAATAACTTTCCTCGATTAAAATCTTTACGATCTAATTGATCTATAACTATAAGTTCATATTTAATTTTATTCTTGTTTAAATATTGAGTTATAGAATCTTTAAAGGAACGTAACTGTATAGGTCTATCCCTGTAAGGTACAATTACTCCTAATTTATGCATATATTAACTTTTCTTCGAAGAAGCTTTTGGTTTTTCTATAGATTTATGCCACTCACCTAGATAATACTGTAGTCTATCATCCCAGCTACCTTTATCTATTCCTTCAAACCATATAGTCAAAGCATCTAGAGAAGCACTAATTTTTTCTAGAGCTTTTACTTTTCTTTCCTCTAGAATCTGTTCGTCAACAGTTTTTGATAACTTATCTTTACTCATATCGATATTATTTTACTTGTTAATTTATCCCAATTGGTATAGTCCTCATAATTAATATAAGAAAAATTCTTTAGATTTTCAACTAAAAACTCAGAATTATTTATATCAATTTTCCAATGAGAATCTTTTATAGCTTCATACATTATTCTATATTCATCTGAAAAAGAATAATCTTTTTTATTATCTGCTACTTCTTTTATTCTTTCTATACAGGTGCTATCCCATTTAAAGTGATGCACTTGTACAAAACATTCTTCAACAGGCATCCTTTTAAGGTGTTTTTTACCCCAGCTATTTGTACCATCATCAAATAATGCATAATGCTGACCTGGTGATACTTTTTGAGATCCTTTCATTAAAGTTACTTTATTAGGACATGCTTTAGACATAGGGTATCTAAAAAAACCAGCTAAAGGAAAAGCTTTATGAATATCTGTCTCTCTCTCAACTTTTGGAAAAGTACCATACTTACCTAACCTATCCAAGAAACCTCCTGTAACAAAGGAATAACCTTTTAATTCACAGTGTTTGATTATATTCTCTATATCATCTGGGTATACTTGAAGTTCATCGTCATCTGCTACTATCCACCATTCATTAGGTTTAGTTAATTTTACTTCATTATATAATTCAGTAACTTTATTCCAATTGAATTTAGGTTCAGTAACTACTTTAAATGGAGTAATACCTAACTCTTCTATTTCATCTAATATACCATCGTTTTCATCTTGACGATAAACTACAATATATTTCTTATCAACTTTATCTTCATAATGTTTTAACATATGAGGTAAAATATGAGTATTTCTTCCTACTACTGTAACTAAATTAGGCACGTCTTAATAATGTTAATCCTGTTGAACTTGGTTTAGAAGGTAAAATCCCTTCATTAAAAAGATCGAATCTTTGCCAATCTTTTTTTATTTCTTTGATAAACTTAGCTGGACCATTAGCATACTCTTTATGATGATTCTGATCGCTAACATCTTTTGTTATAATATGATTTTTAGAATACTTTATATCTGTATCATGAATAGATATTATACCGTTAGGAGAAAGTATTTTAGAATATAATTCAAAATCTAATTTTACCCCTTCGTATGAATGATCAGCATCTATATGTAGGTAATCTATTGTTATATCTTCTTTTACAAAAAAATTATAATAAGCATTTTCAGTAGTTTCTAAAATTATTCTAGGATAAAAATTTTTTCTTAAAAACGAGTTTTTATTAGTCCAATCGGTTTCTCCTCCTACTCCGTTATTAGCATCAACTATTATAGTACTACCTATATCGCCCCAGTTCCATTCATTGTTACCTTCAAATATATTTTGTTCGTATAAATCTCTTCGAGCTTGAGACATTATTCTAGGTATAAATCCTCCTCCTGAACCTAAACATACACATGTTTTAGCTCTCATATATTGAATTATAGCATATATTAATATACCGTCTCCTAAATGATAATCAGTTGCTCCATGAGTCCATCGATAAGGAACAGCTTTATCTTTATTATTAGTAATAAATTGTTTAATAAAATTTTTATCTATTATCATTTTTTATCTATACTACTTAAGTCTAAGTTAGGTAAATTTATGCAATTTTCCAACAATTTAATATCGTGTTCATAGTTTTGACCTCCTTTACTAGAAAGAACAAAATCTTTCAAAGGCCCATAATGCTTAAAAGTAAGTTCAGATTCTGGGAATTTAAATAAACCTTTATTAGTAGTGCCATTCCATTTCCAGTTATCACAGTCCCATACATCTTTTAAAATACATTGATAAGGAATTTTATCATTATCTAAAAGGTGTCTTAAAAGTAACTGTTCTGCAAAAATTAAATATTTAGCATTAGGAGCTTCTAATTCAGTTAACTCTTCCATTATTTTTAAACTTAATTGAGTATACTTTTGTGTAAAGTAAGGAAAAGGTAAATGTAAAAAAGATACATTCAAAGAAGCAGGTTGCCATCTAGGTTTATAAGAAAGTTTTTTTATGTAAGGATCTATTGAAGTAGGGTAGTATCCATATCCATTTTCTAAATTAGTAACTGTAACTTTATTACCCAGGTATTTTTTAATAGGTTTAAATACTAAAGTATCGTGATCCATCAAAATAACCTCTTCATTCTGTTTAGCTAGCACTTCTACTTTACTTGCTGCCCAAAATACTTCTCTATTAATTTTATATTCTTGTTCTATAATTATAACTTCATTCCAAAGCTTGAGAATATCTAAATTCTTAAATAAAGTATAAGTTAATTCATCACAATAAAATACACAGTTATCTTCAGGGTAATGTTTTTTCCATAAAGTAACAGAAGATAATAATAATAGTATATTAAATTTACTATAAAAAGAATTATCTTTTTTAATATTTTCTAAAACCCAAATTATTTTCAAAACTTATTTTTATTTTATCTACCCTGGATCACTATGTGTTGTAGTAAAGTAAGCGTAAATTACGGAAGTTCCAGTGAAATCTCCCTGAGAGATAGTTAGAGGATTTGCTGATGATAATGAGCTACCGCCTCCACCGGATGCAGTTCTCCACGAATTAAACGTGTAAGGGTAAGTTGCATTAGCTTGAATTACAACATTATGACTGTCTATAAATACCTGTTTGATAGTAATATCAGCTCCTGTACCAGAAGAATACGGGTTAGTAACTTCAACATTACCTCCAGTTCCAGCAATTAACCTACCATAAAAAATATTTTCATTTCTTAAAGTTGAAGCTGCCCACGGAGCTGATTGAGCTGGATGCATAGTTCCTTTAGCAGTAGCTATAGATATATTGCTATCACTACTATAGGCTTGCGACCATTCGTCAAAAGATCCCCAATTAATATTGTTTGCTCCGTATTGTTTTTCTGCCATATTATGCGCTTTCTATACTATCTTCTGGAAAGTATTTAATTAATTCTTCAGTTAAGCTTTCATAACAAAATTGTTGTAAATTATTTATTTTGTTATTATCAATTATATGTCTTATTTCAGTAGTTGTTCCAACTTCTACTTTTTTTTCTTCTTCTACTATTCTATATTTAGTTACTTCATTACCATCTTCATCAAAGCTAACATAAGGTACTTTTTCAGAAGTAGGTTGAGTTTCGAAAACAGGTACTTCTATTTCTTGTCTAGATACAGGAAAAGATTCAAAATCAATCGGCAATATCATTTCTTCTCCATCACTGTCTTCGTTTTTATAATAAACTACCTCTCTTGCTATTATACCTTTAGCAGACGGTCTCGGTTGCTCTAGATATGTTCTAGTAAATCTTTGAGCATGATCTTTATCAATCCAATAACTAACTACAAACTTTACTTTAGCTGCAGTTTTATTTAAATTTATACTTTCAATTCTAGTATACAATTCCTGTGTAGGTCCTGAACTAGTTTCTAAATCAACATTTATACGTAAACCCATTTTATTTAATTTGCTTTTTTAAATCTTCTACTTCTTCTTTAAGTTCTTTTATTGATTCAATTAATAAAGCTACAATTTTATCATATTTTACAGCCTTATATCCATTATCACGAGTTGTTACCAATTCCGGTAAAACTTCTTCTATTTCTTGAGCGATAACACCAACGTCTTTTGTACCATTATATACTTCGTGATTATCGTTCCATACAAAAGTATTACCACTTATTTTAGAAATTTTGTCTAATGGATTTTCTATTGGTTTGATATTATCTTTTAATCTTTTATCTGATGAATAAAATGCTACGATATCATCTCCTGCATATATTGCTCCAGCAACTCCTAGTCCTCCATCTGATCTTAATGCTCCTGTGGTTGTACTTGTAGATGCAGTAGTGTCATCAGCTTTTACACTACCAAATACTACATCATCACCTGTATCTATTCCTAGATCAGCTCTTGAATTTTGAGTGTTTGTATCAGTAGATGCTATTGTTATAACACCTCCAGATTCACTTAATGTTATATTACTACCTTTTTTAAATCTTAATGTTTCAGAAGCTGTTAAAGTATTATTAGCACTACCATTCCCGTTAGTATCAACTTCTACTGTTCTAAAAGTATCCGTGTTTGTAGTGAATGTTAAAGCTGATTGCATATAGGTAGCTAATCTACTCATTGTAGCTTTTCTATTAGTACCACCAGCTCCATTATCAACTGCAATTAAATCTGCATCTACTAATGCTTCACCGATATCATCCATTCCATCAAGATCTAAACTTATTTCACCAGATGAAATTCCTATTCCATCACCAGCTGAGAATTTACCTCTTACATCTGCAGTTGATAATTGAGTGTTTGTATCTGTTGCAGTAATTGTTACTGTACCGTCTGCAGTAGTTTCTGTAGTTACGTTAG